CAATTTCAGGAGAAGCATCATTCTCGCCATCCCCTGCCGATCCTCCTGTTTTTATCGCATTGGTTAAAATTGCGTTTAAGTTTGAATCTGCACCAGAAGCAGGACTAGCAACGTAATAAAACAAACGGCAACTACCTGAATAACTTCTTACTCCTGCCTTCAAAGTTCTATCAGTGTCTCCTAGTGAGGTTGTTTCTAGTACAGCCATTGAACTAGAAAAAGACCAAGACTGAACCTTTGCAGCTTTAGTGTCTGAACCCGCTATGTAGAGTTCTCCATCACGTCCAGAATAAAAACCCACAACCTTAAATTAAAACGTTGTTCTTATTATATGGGTGCATCCAAGCAAGCAACAAAACTACAGCTAACATTACTCATTCCTTTAAAGGTACTTGTAACAGAAGGAGGCCCAGAATAACGCCATTTTAAACCC